TACAATGATGTAGTGCGCTATGCGTTTGAGATGTTTCCTGAGATTATTGTGGCAAACGATGACATAGTATTAACCCCTAGTAGTTTTAATATGCTAATAGAAGATAAAGTGTTGCTTCAAAACCACAGTCTAGGCTGGCTATGCAGTAGAGCAGACTATGTGCGTGGGGCGCAGAATATTAGGAATGGCGAAGTACGCAATGGAATTAAATTTGTAGAGGAAGATCAGATATTCCAAAGTGATGTACTTTCCCCTTTATTTGGGATTATCTCTAGAGAGGCTTGGATAGATTACAAACCGATTAATTGGTATTCAGACGATATTCAATGTTTAGAGATCCGAGCTGCTGGATATAACAATTATGTTAGTAGATCGTATGTACACCATGTTGGCAGCCAAACTATAGGAATGGATCACCAAAAGAATGATAGCGAGGCTAGGGCATGGATTAGAAACTCAATGCCAGACTTGTACAAGTTGTGGTTTGATTAAAAAAGCGTTAAAATTGTCTTGGGCAAGTTCGCCTTAAATTTGGGGTAAATATGAAAATCGCTATTGGACTATTAGCTCCAAAAAAAGGTATGGAAAAAGAGATGGGCAAAGGTATGCCAAGTCTATTAGATGAGCCAATGGTAGATGAGGAAAAGTATCCTCTTACCAAAGAATCAAATAAAAAAATGATGATGGCTCTCATGGAAACTCGTCATCTAGGCCCTAAAGACCCAGCAGCTCCAGGCAAGTTCTGGATGGAATTATCAGACTTTTGGGAGTTGCCGGAAGAAGAAACTAAAACCCATCGTTGCGCTAATTGCGAGTATTTCGATAATAGCCCTGAGGCTTTAGTAGCCATGCAAATAGTTCCAGAGGATAGTTTTGATGCTAGTGGCGGTGGTCGTGGCTATTGCCATAAGTACACCTTTATCTGCCACAATCTGCGTGTTTGCGACCAATGGGAGCAAGCAGAAGAACAAGAGGATTAATATGAAAGCTGGACTCTATTCCAATATTTTAGCCAAAAGAGCTAGGATCAAGGCTGGATCAGGCGAGAAAATGAACAAAGTAGGTAGCAAAAACGCTCCTACAGCCAAAGACTTTAAGCAAGCAGCCAAAACTGCCAAGCCAATGAAAGCTAAAAAGTAATTGGCACATCAGCAACAGTTTGATTTTGTAAGCACAGTAGCTAATGCTCTGCCTAATAACTTTGCTAAATGCAAGGTATTAGAGGTAGGCAGCCTAAATATAAATGGGTCTGTCAGGCAGTTTTTTACAGACTGCGACTATATCGGAATAGATATAGGTCAAGGAAGGGATGTAGATATTGTATGCCCAGGGCAAGAATACAACGCTCCAGACAGTACATTTGACACAGTAATCTCTTGTGAGTGCTTTGAGCATAACCCCGAGTGGGTAGCAACATTCGCCAATATGTACAGAATGGTAAAGCCTAGCGGTTTAATCGTTATGTCCTGCGCTACTACAGGCAGAGCAGAGCATGGCACTAAGCGCACTAGCCCAGGAGATGCTCCATTCTGCAATGATTACTACAAAAACTTAACAGAGCAAGACTTTGTAGAGAATTTTGATATAGACAGTATGTTTTCTGTTTATGAGTTTGGAATAGGAGAGGCTACTAAGGATCTCTACTTTTATGGGGTTAAGAAATGAAGATGAGTAAAAAGCAAGCCAAGATCGGCAAGGTAATGGGCGAGTTCAAAGCAGGCACTCTACATTCTGGCAAGGGTGGCAAAGTAGTTAAGAATCCTAAACAGGCTATTGCTATTGCTATCTCAGAGGCAGCTAAAAAAGGTCGTTACAAGAAATGACCGATCAGGAATTGCAGGCTCTTTTGCAGAGCATGGTGTATCAAAGAGGTGGATATACTGAGCCTTTGCCACAGGAAACAAGACCAGAGCCTATGCAAAACCAAATAAATCCTGCATTGCAACAATATGCAGCACAAATATTTCAAGGTGGGCAAGAGAATCAGTTTTCTCCATTAGGTTTAACTGGTGGTGGGGCAGCATACAACGCTGGAAACGCAAAAGGCATGGGTTATGGTGGTAGATTAAGCGCAGACTTACCATTGAGTGAACAACAACTTTTAAACCTTGGAATTAGCGGAATGGCAAGCGATGTTACCTATGGCATGGGTACTCCATACCAAGGCAGAAGTGCTAGATCAGACATTACAGGCATAGATGCCACACTTAGGGATTTAGCTAGAAACCAAGAGTTCGGTGCATCTTTTGCTAAAGACCCAATAAAGAATGACCCTTTCTACAGTCTTTTTTATAGAAAGCGTTTCTAAATGAAGATAAGGGATGCTGCCAAGATATTTGAGCGCATAGGTGTTGCTGGGTACAACAAGCCCAAAAGAACTCCAAGCCATCCTACTAAAAGCCATGTAGTAGTAGCAAAAGAAGGCGATAAGGTAAAGACCATCCGATTTGGTCAGCAAGGCGTTAAAGGCAGCCCAGAGGGTAGTGCTAGAATCGAATCATTTAAAGCAAGACACGCTAAGAATATTGCTAAAGGCAAGATGAGCGCAGCATTTTGGGCAAATAAGGTTAAGTGGTAGAACTGTTGTAGAATAGCAACATCATCAACCATCATCCGTTAGGAATGGAATGGAAAACGCTATAGAAAACAATAATGTAGAAGTTGCATCAACCAACAAGGGTGGTGCGCCTGTAGGCAATCAGAACGGCAAGAAGGGAAAGCTGTTCTACAACCAACTGAGAGTGGCTCTAGTTCAAGAAGATAGCCGTAGATTACGCACTATTGCAGACAAGCTAGTAAAGGCTGCTGAACAAGGCGAGCCTTGGGCTGTTAAAGAGATTATGGATCGTGTAGATGGCAAGGCCGTACAGTCTACCGAGATTAGCGGTGTAGATGGTGAGGCTATTGAGCTTAAGCAGATTGAGTTCATTATCAAACGCCCAGAGTGATCGAAGCAGAAGAAAAACTAAGTTTAGAGATTCCAGAAAAGCTAGAGTGCTTACTGGAAGATCATCGCTATAAAATCGTTTATGGCGGTAGAGGATCTAGTAAGTCCTGGACAGTAGCTAGGGTATTGCTTGCCATAGGTCGTAGAAAGAAGTTAAGAGTGCTATGCGCTCGTGAGTTTCAGAATTCTATATCAGACTCGGTTCATGCTCTGTTAGCAGATCAGATCAAGTCTATGGGGCTAGATGATTTCTATACTGTACAAAATACCAGCATCTTTGGTAAGAACGGAACAGAGTTCTTATTTGCCGGACTAAAGCACAATATTACTAAGATTAAGTCTTTTGAAGGTGTAGATATATGCTGGGTAGAAGAAGCTCAGACTACATCTAAAAGCTCATGGGATGTATTAATCCCTACAATCCGTAAAGAAGGCTCAGAGATATGGATAACATTCAATCCTGAGTTAGATACGGATGAAACATATAAGCGGTTCGTGGTACATCCACCAGGCAACGCTAAAGTAGCAAAAGTAAACTGGTCTGATAATCCTTGGTTTCCAGAGGTTTTAAAGAATGAGAAGGATGATCTCAAGAGTAGGGATTTAGATGCCTATTTAAATGTATGGGAAGGCAATACAAGGCAAGTATTAGATGGTGCTGTATATGCTAAAGAACTAAGGAAAGCTCAAGAGGAAGGCCGTATCAAGGACATCAACCAAGATAAAGCAATTGAAGTAAGTACATTCTGGGATATTGGCTGGGCAGATATGACAAGCATCTGGTTTGTGCAGACGATACCAGGCGGTGAGGTAAGGGTCATAGACTTTTATCAAGACTGCCAAAAGCCTATAGATCACTATGTAGAAGTCTTACAGAATAGAGGCTATGTCTATCGAGATCATTGGCTGCCACACGATGCCGAGAACAAAAATATGACAGGCAAGAGCGTTAAAGATATTATGCAGAATATGAACTTGCCAGTAAGGATAACCCCTAGACTGTCTATATCAGAAGGAATTAACGCAGCTCGTATGCTAATGAACAGATGCTATTTTGACCAAAATAGATGTGCAGAGGGTCTACAAGCATTGCGACATTATCGGTATGATGTAAACCCTGATACTAAAATGTTTAGTGATAAACCCTTACACGACCAACACAGCCACGCCTCAGATGCTTGGAGATACTGTGCGGTAGCGTTAGATGAGCAGCCAAACAACTGGAACAAAGCAATTAAGATCAACACAAAATGGATAGTCTAATGGATGAAGGCACACTAAAAGGCATACTTGATGCCGAGATAGATAACGCTATTGGCTTTATCGAGAGTGAAACTACAGATGATCGTAGGAAAGCCCTTGAATACTACAATCGTTACGAATACGGCAATGAAGTAGAAGGTCGTAGCCAGATCGTTACAGGCGAAGTAGCCGAGGTAGTCGATGGTGCGTTGCCACAACTATTGCGTATCTTTACACAGTCAGATGAGATTGTGCGCTTTGAGCCTAAAGGCCCAGGCGATGAGGAAAAAGCAAAGCAGGCTACAGAGTATGTCAATTGGGTAATGAGCCGAGATAACGATGGCG